CACTTAGCCTTAAGCTTCTTAGTGGTTGCAGTAACAGCGATACTATCAACACGAATGTTGATCTCTGCCATTTCCATATCCGAATTGGCATTAATATCATCGCCACCCGCGTTAGCATTGTCGCCCTGCGCGCCTTCCAAGGCAAGCAGGAGTGCCGCAACAGAACCGGGAACACCGGCGCCCGGGCCCCACGTATCTTCACGAACAAACTTGTAAGCAAGCGTAGAAATTCCGGCGAGGTCAGCCGCCAATTGAGTCGCATGCGCGGCCGTACTACCAGTCGAACGAACAACCAACTTAATGGTTGTGTTAACAGGATCAATCGGATCAAGAGCAGACGGGTTAGCAGTAGCCAACGCCGCCGTTCTGCCAATCAAACCAGTCAGCCGACGAACTTGCTGGCTTCCCGTAGTATGAAGAGCCTGCACTGTACCAGCTTCCACATTAGCAGAACCTGAAAGCGTAAGACTGATTAAATCTTCACGATTAAACGGTAATAGCTGCGGGTCGCCCGGAACGGTAATAACACAAACCGCAGCTCCTTCCAGATCTGGATCGTAATTACACAAAGAACTTAAGCTTGCACGAATGACACCGCCGCCTAGACTTGGATCAGTAACAGGCAACGGAGCCACTTGAACGTCATCTCCGAGGCCAGAACCAACAACACCGTTCGCCACAACCGTAAGAGCGGCGAATACACCAGAACCAGTTGGCGAAGTAAAGCCTTGGTTAAGAGCGTAATAGCTCTGTTCGGCTTCGTCACCACCAAGTTCAACACCACCGATCAAGCCGGCACCTACAACACCACCACCATAAACCGAGCGCTGTGCGGCACGAGGTGGGCCGCCAACCGCTGGCTGTGCGGGGTTAAATGTAGTATCTGGTGCAGTTGCAAAAATGTCCACATCATTGTTAACCTTGTAAAGGTTTTCGTCGTATACGAAATCCAAGAAGAAGATGAGGCCCGAGGGCAAACTCATCGGCTGGACCGATACGATCTCGTTGGCAATTAAGCCACCGAATACACGACGGACGATCGGAAATGCGACGGCTGCAAAGCCCTCAACATCACCAGCGCTCATCGTTGAAGCTTCGCGAAGAAGCTCTTTGGCCTGATTTTCTAATAGGCGGGCCATCCCATTTTTTTGTTGTTCGTTGCCTAGACCTTCCAAAAGACCAGTCTTCTCCCACTTATTAAGCAGGGCTGCTCCTTCTTTTTGAAGATCGCGGTCAACGATATTTTCAGTTAATCTTTCTACAATTGACATATCATTTTCCTCCTTTAGGTTAGTTCTTCAATTGTTATATGCCCGCCAACTTTTTCATACGCTTGGCAAGCATATTATTTGTATCTTCCTTGTTTCCCTTTTGAGATTTAAGAAGAATAGAAGTAGAAGCGTGTCTGCCCACAGCTTCGCTCAGAGATTTTGGGTTTCTTTTATAAGAAGCCCCCACTGCGCTTTGAAGTGTTTCATACACAATCTTCGCTTTATCCATATCATCAACGTCATTTAAAGATTCGACAATTTCATTTTTTTGCCGCTCATTCAAAGAGTCATCTTTTAAAACTTTATTGGTGTATAGAAGTTTTACGTTCATTAATTGAACTTCGTCAAATTTTTCTTTTAGTTGCGTAACCGTTTCTAAAAGTTTTTGACTATAATTTATAATTTGTTTTCGTTCTTTTATTAAACTTGCATTTTTTCCCGCAAGTCTTTTGTTTTCTTTTCGTAATTTTTCTTTTATTGCTCTCTCTCTTTTGGCCTGTTTGTCTTTTTTGTCTTCAACCTCTACATTGTATTCTTCAATTTCATTACGAATCTTGTTCAATAATTTTGCCGTAATAACCGGTTTATCAGGAACATTCATCCATCCAGAACGCTCGATATTATGAGCAAAAGTTATTTTTTCTTCTAATTGAGAAAGCTCTTCATCGTCTAATTCAATCATTTCATTATCTTCAACGATTTCTTTAAGTTGCTGTTCGTCTACGTCAACAACACCTTCAGCAACAATTTTTTCTAAATCGATTTCAATAAGCTCATCTTCTTGAAGTGCAAATTGAGTTTCTTCAGTGCCATCCCCAAAAGCATAAGCCTTACCTTCGATTTTATCCAATTGTTTTTCAACAATGCTTTTTTCATCTTCGTCTTCAGGAGCGTTTTCGTCCTTACCATAACTCTCAGGAACTGCAGCGACAGGAATTTCGCCTTCGGCACCGGGGGTTTCACCCATGGGATCGAAACCCCCCTCATCTTGTTCAAGTAAAGTTTCTACGGTTTCTTTAATTTGATTTGAAAATTTAGCAACAACGGCCTGCTCGGCGTTTTGGATTGCTGCCTCACGCAATGCTGATGCGTCTACTATGGCCTGCTCTAACATTGTTGACATCGAGTACTCTCCTGATATAACTAGCTATCAATAAATAGTATTTAAAAAGGGGAAATGACTTATTACTAAGCATAGCCGCTCAACAGCTTAGTTACGCCTGATTTAAACATAAGTGCCTTTGACAGTCTAAAGGCTTCGCCGGCGTCAAGTGCACGATTAATTACAATAAGTTCTCTAATATTCCCCGCCAACGGCAAGGATGCACCATTATTCCGTGAGCCAATATTGGTTACTTGACCCTCCCAATCTGTAGGGTCTGTTGAATTAACAAATTTCTCCAAATTTGGAGTTACTGGGGCTCCACTAATATAATTTTTTATTGTGTCTGTTGTGGGGCTTCTATCATAAGCGGCAACAAGTACATTATTGCCAATGCCGGCGCCGGCACAAGTGACAGTAGAGGTTTCATAACTATCCGTCCCGTTGCCCAAGCCTGCCCAAGAGTTGCCGGTGGAATAGCCCAAGACGATGCCGTCAGTGCCGTCGTGATAAGTTGCTCCAAGCTCTAAAATTACTGCGGTTGCCGCGGTGCAGGAATTCGTCGACGCAATTGTATTAGCCATTTGATTAGATGTTAAACCGCCGACAACGAACTGTAAACATTCATTGGAGCCGTCAAACAACACGGCCGGCCGGCCGTTTACGCCGTCAACATCGAAAGTCGGCGGTCGAGGAGTGACACTATTTTGAGATGGGGAATCCCCCTCTTTTGCCGGCCATGTTGTCACATTTGCGGCATCGGCAACTGTTATGTCGTCAGCATCAAGCCAAACGGCCAAATCAGAGCCGGCAATTGCGCGAATCAAACTATTGGGGCCGCCAGCGCGCTGCACTGCAGTTTGTCTTCCAGAAGATGTAGAGCTAATCGATTTTGAATTTCGCGCGCCAAATCCACTTCTTTGCATCAGCCCACACCCAGAGAGCCAGACCAATTGCGAGGCAAATTCTTTTCACCGGGAATGCCGGTCAATCCGGCCATTACAGAGGCCGTAGTGGCAGAAACGGGGAAACCAACCATGTTGACCGGGCCGCCGGCGGCTATTAAAAATAATTTACTTGCTCGCCACTCCCCAGTAAAAGATTCTGCATTGTTTAAAACAAAATAGTTCTTATCTTTTGGAGTCGTATTCATTTCTCCATATACACCCTGAGAAGAAAAACCAAATCTTAAAGGCTTTTCTGAGCCAGTTGCCTCATTAACCACTGTAATCCACCTAGTTACATTTGGGAATTCAATTGTTACCATCTCTCCCAGCGCAATGCTGGCGTCATGGAGGGCGGTTACCTCTGGCATTGGAAAAGAGGCTGTCACAAATGGAATGCCGCTCATCTGATATTGGCCGACACTACCTAGGGCCGGCTCTTTCCACATAAATTTTGTTGATGCTACCATTCTTTTTCCTCTTCCTTAATTAGATACTTTTTTTAATTTCTGCAAAACTCTTTTTCTTTTAACCGCGTCTTTTCTTCTTTTAACAGAAGGCTTTATATAATACATGCGCTCTCTGCACTCTTCCATAATTTTTTCCTGTTTTACTTTTTTAGAAAAGCGTTTAAGCAATTTCTCAAACGGCTCATTTCTTCTTGCTTCCACTTGTACGTGATATCCTCTAGCCACATTATTCTCCACTCAAATTAAATTCTTCCAGTTAGCGGCGCCGGGTATATTATTAACATTTATACCAGCATCATCTGGGTCTACACCGGCGAGCGCACCTTCGGCAGGGGGTCCAGATGCTTGAGAGGTGGTTAAAGGGCGAGTTCCTTCAAACAAATCTACATCCCCGTATGCGTCTTTCCCAATTGCATCTAAAAGCATTTTTCTGTTTTTTGACACCCTCTTTTTAACCTCTTTTCTACGAGTTGGAGGCATAGCTTCTGTCGCGGTTTTTTGTTCAAGGAGAGGGGCCTTGTTTAGACCAACCACAACTTCAGAAATAATTCCTGAAAGGAAGCCCTCCTCAAAAATAACTTCTTTAACACACTCTTTAATTAAAGATTTTAATTGCTGTCTTGAAAATTTCATCAAGCATCACCTATTATTTCGTTCATTAAACGATATACCCTATCAGATTGTGTAAATATTTGGCTTTCTAACATTTTGCTCTCTTGTAATTTCATATAGGCGCCCGGGGTCGAAGGGTCGCTAACAATGTCAAAACAAATAAGTTGAAAGTCTTCTTCGACGTAAGTTTTTCCAGCCTTTTCTTTAACACTGCCCAAACCTCTAGAAGAGATGCCTAGTTGGGCTCCGCTGTCAACCAAAGAGCGCAGTATTTTACCAGACGGCGTATCTAACACCTTTAGCTTGCCCATTACAGCTTTTCCTTCTGTCCACACATCAAGCACCATGTGCGAAACGTTTTTAAGATTTACAACTGAAGATTCGGGATGGTCAAGTTCGCCCATCGCTCGTTTTTCAATAACTGATTTTTTATAATTTTCAATCTCTCTTTTTAAGATATTAAAAGGGTAAATTCGTTTGTTTCCATTTTCTAAATCGCCTTCTTGGAGTTTTCCAGAAAGGATCATGCCGCCTTCTTGAATATACTTCTTATCAGCCTCTGTCAAAAGGTCTTGACAAACACCGCCTTCGCAAAGAGCGAAATATTCTCGTAAAACAAACTTACTCATGGGGTTTGCCCCATTCTCTTTTTGAGGTCAGAATCGGCTAACTGGATGGCGCACTGCATCACCTTACCCTCGGTAGCGCCAGTGCCGCGCACCTGAATCATACTTTTTATATCGCCCCAAATACCGGACATCAGAAGATCCATGGCATATGGTTCCATACTAAAAGCTGATCGAGCTTGCTGAGCAATAGTCGTAATTTGTGACTGCCATCTAGATGCTTTACTCTTGGCTTCGGACAACTCAGCGTCGGTCATCCCATCGCAGGGATCTGCAGTTGGTGCACCGGCTGCGGTGCTTTCCGGGGGTGGTTTTTCTTCCGTTGCTGGTATTTCGCCAGTGTCAAGAAAGTGCTCCCCTAAAAGCTCTTTTGAGGAATCCAAAAAAATGTTTGTAAGCGCCTCTTTTAAAGCCATCTGCGTGATCTCATTAAATCTTTTCTTAGTGATTTTCATTTATCTATTTCCCAGCGGGCGTTACCCGCTCGATACAGCAGCCGTTTTTGCACAAACGGGGTGGCTGCAACATCCAACGAGTTTCAACAAAAATGTTAGTTCCTTTTGACATTGATTCCTTCATCTCCAAATAACATACTTAAGGCGTATGAGGTGCCTGAACTTAATGAGCCAAGCAATAATGGGTTGGCCCAGTTCAACTCAAAAGTAAATAGTTCTGTGTAAAAGGAAATGGCATATACAAATACGCCAATCCAAAAGCCCAAACACATCGGGCAGTGAAACAGTTCTCCAAAAAAACCCTTTGAGGGTCTTATCTTATTAAATATAGAGCCGTAAACCAGTACTTGTGTTAAACCATAACACGACAAAATAAACCACAATAATTCCACTTCTACCTCTCTTAGATACGATAAATTAGGCCATAGGGCTTCATGGCTGGGTCTATAGAGCCTTTGCGAGGGTCTTGCGGGACTTCTCCCAACTCTGTGCTGTTTTGTGGATCGGGATCCAAAAGCTCGTCGTCAAATTCTTGCTCAAAAGCGTCTATGTGCTGATACAACGGAATCTCTTCCTTAATAAACAAATAGGTGAGCAAAAGAAGGGCTTGAATAGTATCAACATCATTGTTTATCGGATAAACCGCTTCCATGGAACCTAAAACATTTCCGCCCTGTACAGTATCAGGAACAATTACGCCTTTTCTCATGAGAAAATCAAAGAATTTGTCTTGTGCAATATATGGATCATATTTTGGTAAGCGCTTTGCGAATGTAACAATTTTATTTTTTTGAGGCATCAAAACAATGTCTATAAGTGGGTGGTCAGATATAAAATATTCGCCCGAAAGGCCGCGGCGTAAAATCAACTCTATTTTAATAGGCTTTTCAACAGAAATCTTAATTTCTGGTGAAGACTTAATTAACCTAAGAGCGACCATTTTATTAATATCAATTTTTATTTTTTCAGCCATCTTTTTTGATCTCTACAGCCAATTTTTGGAGTTTTAAAAGTTTTGAAAGCATCTCTTCTGATATATATTCGCCTTTAAACCCTTCAATCACTTCTAGAATTTTTTGAATCTTTTCTCTTACCAGTTTGTCTTCTTTATTCTTTTTAGAATATAAATTTAGTTCTTCTTTAATTCTATGGATCTCTTCATTAATATATGTTTTAAGCTCTAGGCCATTATCTCGTACAGAAGTTATGTATTGGTGTAAAAGAATTTGTTGCTCTTCTAGTAAATTTTTATAAGTTGTTTTAAATTTATTAGTAAAAATTTTCAAAACCGGTTTTGTTACCTTTGTCATTTCTTCTTGTTCTGCAACTATTTTAGTGCACATGGAATTAACAACTTTGGCCTCTAACAAAACACGAGACTTGATGGCCATGGTTTTATTAAAAATTTGATAAATGCTGGCAAGAGCTTTATAGTTTGGTACAAAATTATTAAAGGCACCGGGGCCAATCATTTTGTTTATTTTATTAATAAGCCTTGTTTGCTCGTTAAAAACCTCTTTCCGATCAATCTTTTTATATTCCTCTTTTACTTCTTCTAGAATTTTTTCAGCGATATCCTTTGAAAGGCCTTGACCTCTATAAACTTCTTTATATAAAGTAAGCTCTTTGTTGAGGATTTTTTGTTTATAAAAAAATTCTTTAATTACAGAAGCTATAACTGCCTTTTTTTTATTATCGTTTTTAATCGCGGCTTTGGTGATCTCCCTAACCAAGCTTTCAAAAAGAAAAGCGGTATTTCTTTTCTTATTATGATTCATTTTCATCAATTTTGACCTCCAAACTTTCAATCAAATCATTAAACTCTTCATTCACTATAAATAGTTCTCTTTCTGCGAGATTGGCCACCTGTTGTAATTTAGATTCTGTTACAATGCCCCTTCCAAGACGATTCAATTCTTGATAGCCCTTATGTGTCTTTCTACGACCACCTTGTTGGTGGCCTCCCATAGATTTCATGCTCTTGCGGCGAGGAGCCATATTTTTTCTTTTATCCAACCCCTGCGGAGTGGGCTTGTGCCACTTCCCTTTTGATTTGGCCGTGGTTGTTTCTAAATCATTAATGACGCTTCTCCTAACAGCCACCCACTCCTCATCACGTTTGCCCGGTGCTGTAGTTGGTTTTGCCAAAAGTGCGGTCTCGCCGGGGCCCGGGAGTGGGCCTGCATCCGCACCGGGTTCTCCGGCGGCAGGTGGCGCGACGATCGGCGGTTCGCCGGCGGCGGGAGCGATTTCTGCATCGGGGGCGCCAAGTTCAGCGGTCGGGGCGCCAAACTCTTCGCCCAAGCCAAGCTCTTCGCCGGCGACGGGTGTTGCCCCAATGCCGAAACCGCCGCCTAGGCCAGTTTCACCACCTACCGCCGCTTCAGCGACCTTGGCATATGCAGCCTCAAGCTTCTTATCATAAAACTTTTCTCTCTGGTTGCGCAACAATTCCTCTTCAGACATCCCAAAGATATTTTGTGCTATCCAACGTTGGCTAAACGGCCCAGTCATTGCCGCAGTGCTTATTTCCAATTTTACCCTTAGATTCTCCAACTCTTGAAGTTGAGCGATCTGAGAGGGGTTGTGCAAAGAAAGGGTGAAAGACAGCAAATCATCTCCTCGATACCCTAATGTATACAAGTGAATAATACCAATTTTTTCTATTTCTGAAATAACAGAGCGTTGAAGGCGAGTAATCGTCCTCGCAAAACGAATATCTTTTTGAGCAAGAGTTGTTTTATCTTCAGGAGTAGCATCTATGCCACGCGATATATAAGCAGATGGAATTTTAATAGCTGCGAACAATTTATCTCTTAAGTATTTAACGTCTTCAATATCATTAATCCGGGTTTGACCCCCAACAGTCTCAATTCGTGTGCCGGCCGTGCCACCTCGCACAGGAATATAATAGTCTTCTTCAATTGAAGCTGGGTTGTAACGCAAGTCCACTCTTCCAGTCTCTGGATCAACAACCTGATGGCGTTTCATCTGTGTCATGACTTTTTGCATGAACTGCTCGACCTCTTCAGGAGGAATACCGCCCACATCAACATAAAACGCACGTCGATCGGGCGCCCTAACAATGCGATAAGCCAGCATCGCGTCTTCTATAAGAACCAACTGACGCCAAATTCTGCGGCCGGGGTCAAGAACACCGGTGCCATATGGCACATGCTTATCATTACCCAAAATTCGGAAATGCGCCATTTGCCAATTTTCGAACGTGAGGCCTCCGGAATTCCACTGGAATTGTACATAATTTGGGTTGGTCTTATCCTCACCTTCCAATCTCTCCACCTCTTCACAAGGAAGCCCGATAACACTAGTAACGCCCATCTCATCATCGATGTCTAAATACATAAAATAGTCGCCATATTTACACATCGTGCGCGTCCAGCCAAAAAGATTAAATTCTATATTTAAAACTTTATAAAACAAAGCGTGTAAAATTTCTTTGATTTCTTCGTTGTTGCAATCAATCTTTACAAGCTCTTCATAGCTATTAAAAGTTGTAATTTCGTCTGCATAGATGTCAAGAGCGCTTGCCAATTCGGGCGTATATTCCATTTGATCAAAATCTTGGTATCGCTCTGCGCGGGCCTGATTAATCATCCGATTGGACATTAAATTTTCATATGGATTATAGGCTTTCTTTTTGAATTGTAAACCACTAGCGCTTTTAAACTTGCTAGCGTACTTATCTAGGCGCCGGCGACGATCGCGGCGAACATTTTGTATTCTGTAATCAACAATTGGTCCTGAAAAAAGCCTTGTTAGCCTTTTAAAAAGTGTTGAATCTTTATTTGCCGGATTTCTTTTGTTGTCTGCCATTAAATTATCCTATAAAAAAAGGTAAATTGATTTTCTTTTCAGCGCGTAAATTAATTACGCGCTGTTCCTGTCTCTTCATTCCGCTCAAAGAAGTGTTTAATGTTGACCGCGTAGTTCTTAAAGAGCCCAGCAGCGCCTTCTTATATTGAATTTCTTTTTTATTTATAATAAGAGCCGTATCCCTTACCCAACAAGCAATGGCCATGGCCATAACAAGATCATCATGATAACTTCGCATAGCTTCTGCTTTTCCATTATTCCAAACGAATGTTTTAAATTCATTATATATTCTAAGTGAATTAATGCTAATTGCTTTATTGCGAATAAATTCCTCAAGCTTCGCTATAATTAAAGGTCGGGTCTTGGTTGTATTAGAAAATCCCGGTATTACACCATCCATTTCGTCATAAGCGTTTTCTACATATTCATGACTGCTTTTTTTACTATAATATAAATTTGGATGGCCCAAATCTTTTAATTTTTCTAGAACAGAAATTCCGATTGAATTGTTCTCCACTACCGTCAAACAATGACCATACTCTTTACTGGTATCATAAATAAAGCGAGCAAAAAGATCTAAAGGCAGTTTTCCTTGATATTCGGCAACTTGTTCCATATTATTTATATTCATTATTTGCACGGCGGAAAAGTCTTCACCGTCGCCTCGGGCAACATCCGCAATCAAAAGATACTTTTGTGCCTCATCATAAGTTTCCCAAATCCATAAATTTCTATCAAAACCAGTTTTATATTTGGGCTCTTTTATATTTTCACCTATTAATTGTAAATCGGTACCGGAAAGAAGCGTGGCGCCCGAAGTGTTAAAACTACACATCAATTCTTGAGCGATTTCCCTCGGAGACATGTTTCTAGTTTCTTTCTCAAGCCACGCCTGATCTCGTTCTGGGTGCCGGTCCCATAGAAGCTTAACTGGATTAAAATCGTTAGCGCCTTCTTCGGCTTCGGTATACAATTTGTGGAACAAGTTACCAACACCGTTGGGAGTAGAAAGAATAATGCAATTACCTCCCGTCGAAAGAGTGGGATATAAACCAGCCCACAAGTGTTCCATATTTTCTATAATTGCCGCCTCATCCAATACCAACAACGACAAAGCCTCTGATCGGCCGGCGTCGCCAGATGTAGAAATGGCTTTAACTTGTGAACCATTGGCCAATTCAAAACTATTTCGATTGTTGATGACCATTTTTGAAATTTTCATCCATTCGGGTAAAGATTTCATAGCCAACTTTACTTTCTTAACCAAATTGGCTGCGGTGGCAAGCTTGGTCGCCATTATTACCACATTTTTATTTCGATGAAATAACAAAAGCCACGTTATATAGGCGGCCGTTGTAGTGGATAGCCCCAACTGGCGTGCTTTTAACACTATATTAAACCGATAATCTTCGAAGTCTTTTACGACATCTTCTTGAAAATTATATAATTTAAAAGGCACCAAGCCCTTGATGGGATGTGCAATTTTTACATAATTATTAATAAAATAATTTGGATTACGACCACATTTAAGTAGTTCTTTTCTGATCTCGCCTTTTGTTAATTTGTATGCCATTACTTAACATTTCTAAAACTTTTTTCTTTATTTTTCCTATTATGAGAAGAGCCATCTTTTATCATATCTTTAATCGACTCGCCAAGTGTAAGAGGTGCTATCTCTTTATTGGGCTCGATGGTCCTGATTTGTGGAGTGCTTATATTGCCAATAAGATAGCGCTTAATAGAGGTACAAAAGTTTCTATAATTTGATATTCTTTCTATGCGAGTATCTGCTACGCCCTCATCTTTAAGTCGCAGGCGTCCCATTTTCATCTTACCATACTCTTTCTTAATAAAGCTTGAAATATTTTTAAATTTTCTTTCTATATCGTCTTCAAAATTCTTAGGCCCATTCCTGTGCAAATCCCTTAAAGAGACTTCTCCCTCATAACTAATATACAAATAAGGGCCCCCAAATCGAACCTTAAAGCCGTCTATAACACGAGAATCTTTAATTGGATCTCCAAAATTTCTATCTAAGCCCAAATCAATCGGCTCTCCCTTCTCATCATATGCTCCATCGTGTCCATATTGTCCACAAATAGAAGAAATTGTTCTCAACACATCTAATACGCTAACTGCCATTTTCGGGCCTCCATCCAGTTTGCCAACGCTCTTCGCGTCCTTCGACAAAAGTTATATAACATTTTGAGCAAGTCTCATACTTGTTAAAAAACATTTTGTCTCTAAGTGAAATAATTTGTTTACTACACACTGTGCAATTAACTATTCCATCTTTATTAATTAGTTTTTCGCTAATTAAAAACCCTTCCTTTTCCAAATATTCGCTGGCACTCTCGGAATTGACTGCTTGCTTGAGTTGTTTAAGGTACTCTTTCTCTTTTTCTTCGTCCCAGCTAGAGGCTGGATTCTGGATGGCTTCGTTACCATATTTTTTAGCTATGGCTTTTTCAAGTCGGGCAATATAGTCCCAGTCTTTTTTCTTTGTCATTTTGCTGTTTGGACCGCTGCATAAAAAATACCCATCGACAAAGCCACGCCGCCAACAAAACCACCAGCAAACCACCAATTGTTATAGTCGCTAGGTTTGTCCAGCGTTATTTTTTCAAGGTGGTCGATCTGGCCATTTTTGATTTTTAAAATAGCGTCGTATTTCTTTTGTGTGGCGTCTAACGAAGCCTTGACGATCGAAGTGAGCATGTCACACTTGGCTTTTTCTTTGGCTACGTTGTTTTTAAGCTGTAGTGTACACTCTAATTGGCCTTTTTCTTTGGAGGCTAACAAAACTGCGTTGGCTTGGTAGTTGTAAAGGATGCCATTGAAGGGAGCCTTCTGGCCTTGTTTTATTTCTGCTACTTTGGGGGTTTCTGCGAGCGACGTGGATGGAAACCAAATTAAACTAAAAATCAACAACGTCGCGAAGATCTTTTTCATCATCTGTTAACACCAATTCAAAGCCAAATTCTTCGGCGATCTTTTTAGCTCTACCCTCTGGATCATTATGAGTCTCTTTGACAATTTTTTTAACTTTTTTCTTTTCCCACTCGTGGAGCTTGAGGTTTTGTTTCTTGTATTCGTCATCAAGCTTCATAACGGCATTAGCGTAGTCCACAACGATCTTGTCTCTTTTTGTTATTTCTTCTTTGTGTGCCCGATTAATTACGTTAAGCTCTTCTTTGTGAGACTCTTTAGACATTTTAAATGCTTGCTTGACGCTTTCGGTGTTGTTACCCTTTCTTAATATAAGGAACATGGCGACGGTGTAAGCAGCGAGAGCGAAGTATTGCCAGTATTTAATGACTGTTACATATGCTTTCTTAAAAAATGTTTTAACTGCTAACCAAGTCATTTTAATGTTTTTAAAGCCCAATTGGTTCAATATTGATATAATCTATGACCGTCTGTTCCATATCTGGCACCTTGGTTTGAATCTCTTCTTGCATTTCTGGCGATAAAGTGTCCCATATTTTCATTACAGCATCGTCAACAACACTGCTAGCAGCTAGCTCTACTTGGCCCTTCTGGCGCCAGCGGTCGATCGTCGTGGCGTCGGTGTCACTCAGTTGAATCAGCTTTTTAGCCAACTCGTCGCCTTCCAACTCCAAGATATTCGCTACGCCTTCTGCGGCGGGAGGCTCCCAATCCACGGGGACGACTTTATATTCATCGCCGCCTGCCATGACACGGCTCGCATGTTTTGGCACCCACTCTCCACGAGGGTCATCTTCATCTTCTGCCTCTTTCAAGAACTCACGCCAGTTTTCCATTAATAGTTTCATTGTTTATTTACCTTAACTGCTAACCAAGTCATTTTAATCGTAGAGACTCGAAAGTGTTATAACGCCGCCCGTTTCCTCTTCAAGCCATTCGGCCAAGGCCTCTAATGCCTCGATTGCCTCGGAATCGTCCTCTTTCGCCTTGCCGTATACTTTTGTAAAATATTCTTTTCCCTGATCAAACAAAGACAACTCTTCAGTTTCGCCTGCGCCGCTTTCGTCGCCGTAGTCAGCAGGCGGCGTGTCGGTATCCGGTGGTGCCTGAAAGCGCTGTGCCTTGGTTGGGCCAGCGAGAGGGTGTGGCTTCGTGGGATCTTCGGGATTTGGCCTAGGCCATCCGGCGTCGGCCTCTTTTAAAAACTTTTTCCAACCTTTATTTAGTTTTTCATGTAGCTTCATTGCCTTAACCCTTCTTTAATAATTGCCCTGATTTCCAAGCTGTGGCAATGTCTGCCAAGCCCTGAGAGCCAATGTAAGCAAGGGAAATTGCAACCCACTGCTCACTGTTAACGTATTCTGCGAGAAGCAACGAGGTTGTGGAAAGCCACACCAACAGTTTCCTCGACATAAATCTTTCCAAATGTTTGTCCGCAAACGCTTTCATTCTTGCCATCATTTAACCCTCCGCTTTTTAAGCATGGTTTTCAGCTTTTTATAAACAGCTTCTTCCAATTTCTTGGCTTCGTAAGTCATTTTGGCTAGCTTGGGCCCTTTGGATTTGGGGCTAGAAGGCGCCTTTTGCTGAGAGTAGGCGCTTGTACCCTTTGCGGTTTTATCGCCTTTCTTGGTGGTTTCGTAATCGCTGCCTTTCTTATCTCCGCGCTTTTCGGCGGATCGATCGTCATCGCCCTTCTTGCCACCCCAGTCTTTATCTTTCTTCTTTTCGGTGGCGTCTTCGCCTTTGTATTCGCCAACTAGGTCTTGTATATCTTTAGCATATTCTTGCCAGCGGTCGGTCTCGGACGCGTAATCGGCGTCTGACCACTTTTCTAAGATGTCTTTAAGTTTCTCTAGGATATCTTCGGCTTCATCGGTGGCAACTTCAGCGCCTTCGGCCTCGTCCTCACCATCGTCTCTTTCAGCGATCCTGATGACCGCCTCTCTTATCATTTGAGTTAGCCTATCTTTGGTTATCTTCATTTGTTTGCCCCTATTGGTTTACATACGCAAAACTGTTCTTTTTTGTAATGTCAATTGTCATATCGACAACGTCTTTTAAACTCTCTATGTGAGTAATTAGTATCACAATATCAAAATAGCTTTTTAGCATATCTAAAATACGGGTGAAGCTTTCAAGGTGCTCTTCGTCCAAAGCTGCGCCCGGTTCATCTAGTATAATTAGATTGCATTTAGGCATATTGCTGATATTTAATAAAGCAATTCGAATAGCGATGGATGCGAGCGTTTTTTCTGCTCCGGAGCCGTTTTCTAATGGGCGTGGCTCGTGATTGGGGTGATGAATGAAGATGTCTAACTTATTTCCGTCTTTTTCAAAATAAACTTCAAAATCAACGATATTTACAAGCACTTTTGAGATTTCTTCGTTGATGACGGGCAACGCCTTGTTAATAATGTCAAATGCAATGCCATTACTGTGCATGCAGCGCAAAAACAGGTCTGTTGCGGCGAATTCTACCTGTAAATTGGCCAATTCCTGCTTTTGTTCTTCGATATTTTCAAGTTTTTGGATTAGTGCGCCGTGTTTGACGGCCAATTGGTAAACTTCTTCTTCGCACAAGGTCAATCTCGCCGAGCGGGCCTGGATCGATTGTTCTTGTGCCTCCTTCTCCTTTATTAGCTCATTGCAATTCTCAATTGATTCCTTGTTTTCATTATAATAATCGATTTTCTTTTGGATTTCGGCTATTTTAGACCCGAATTCAGTGGTTTTGTTCAAATTTTTCTGAATATTTAGCTCATGTGAGCCGTTTTCTTTTGTAGCTCGCTCTTTTTTTTTCACAAGCTCTTCATAACTATGAATGTGAAGACGAGCAGACGGCGTATCAAGCTTGATAATTTGTCCATTTGCCACCTTTTTCTTATTTTTTAGTTCTAATAATTTCTTTTTTACATCTTTTATTTCTTGTGATGCATTGTAAGCGTCCTTAATAAACCGACACGATGTCAAATAACTATCGCCACACGGTATACCTTTAAGAACACATTGTTGTTTTTCATACGAGCCAAGAGCTTGCTCTTCTAAGGCAGCTTCGTTGGTCAGCTTTTCTAAGTCTTTTTGTTTTATAGCCTCTTGCTCTAGCTTGTTTTGGAAAAATTGCAAATCAAAGTTCTCTAAAAGCTTATTAGTTCTCTTTATAAAAGCTTTATTCTTTTTAATTTCTGCTTTCAAGCCTTTACTTTCTTCTTGGAAGCCCTCAAGTAGAATTGTAGAGTCTTCTTTTTTAACTAAAATCTTTTCAACATCAATCGACTCAGCAGGAACCACAGCAATTTTCTTTTCTAATCCTGCAATGGCTGTTTTAGAACTTTCAATTTCCTTTTTAATGTTGTTACATATACCCTTCTTCTTGAGAGTATCTGCTTCATTAGCGAAGAGATCTTTTCTGGCAGTTGATATTTCTTCATCATATTCTTTGCCCTCCAAACGACGCAGAGTACCCTTAAGGCCTGCCGACTCGTCTTTTGCAATTTTAAATTTCTTTTCAAAAAACTCTAAGTCTAAGAATTTGGCTAGGATCTCTTTGCGTCTTGTCGAGCCTTCATTGATAAACTGCATCGAACCAAGCTGAGAAGACATCGAAGTTAAAAGAAAGTCTTCTAACGACCCAAATATTTTCTTGATGTTCTTGTCTGTGCCGTGCCTTTCCGTAGAGTTAAAGTTGTATTTTCTCTTTAAAACATTGTCAGCGCAGGAAAACTCTACATCGGTTTTTGCTTCGTTCGTACTGACGCCTTTAAGTTTCTTAACATACTTATTTGATTCCCTTGAAATCTTGTAAGTTTTATTACCAACCTCAATCTCCACGACACCAGAGCCCTGATCCTTGTGTTCATTGATGATGTTGTAATTCTTGCGAATATTTTTAGAAGTATTATTATAAATTGTGTAGAGTAAACTATCAACGACGCTAGATTTACCACTATAGTTTTTACCAAATATTCCAACAGTTCCAGCAAGTTTAGTAAAGTCCAACTCGTTGTCCTCTCCATAATTGAAGAGGTTGTTCCATTTAAAGTTTTTGATTTTCCATGAGACATTTCTGGTGGTTTCCTCATCGGACTCTGCCAAGGCATTATATTTTGCATTAAGAGAATAAACTTCATTTAACGTCTTTTCATCAACATTGTACTCTTTTAAATACTCAGCTATGAGTTTTTCTTGCACGCTTTGATCACGCAAATTTTCATGAATGGCAGAACCGACCTCTTTTTCAACACTTATGCGTTTTCCACCTTGCGCACGATTCAAGAAAGAAATAGACTCTGGTTTAAAGCGTTTCTTGGCGATATCTACGGCTTTTCTGAAGATTTCGATGCTCTGGTTGTCTGAGGAAACTAAACGCAGCCTAGCGCCTTCTAGGGGCCTTAAACCCATGGGTATTCTTCCCTTTGGAGTGAGATTAATCGTGACGAAAGGCTTTGGGTTTTTTAACTCGTAAAAATCGCAAGTAAAGTTCGTTTTATCTTTGATATCCCAAAGTAAAAAACCCTTATCTAGCGACTCCCCAAAGTTCTGCTGAATGAGAGAGCCGGGATATCGAGCTTTGCCGTGGTTATCAACAATTTGATTGGTTCTGTGGATGTCGCCAAGCAGCCCATAGTCAAAGTTTTCCAAGAAATCAAGATCTATCTCTCCGTGCTCCATAATCCAACCAGTGTCCGTTTTGGAACCAGCGACTGCGCCATGGTAAAGAGCAATGTTGGTCTTCGTGGAGTCTGATGGGGTGTCCCACTTGTCTTGATCGAGGATGGAAAGGACATTGAGTACAATGCCATCGGCCAAGGGCACCTCTTTCGTATATTTGTGAAAATGAATATTGGGGTCTTCCAAGGCTTCAACCAGTGGCGTAACTGCGTCGAGGCGGCTTGAGTTTTTGACGTTACAGTCATGATTACCCAAAATCATATGGAGTGGAGCAATCTTGGCCAAGCTCGTAAAGAGCCATGACGTTAAATTGAAGTACTCTGGGCTCAAATTACACTTAGTATGAGCCGTATCTCCTGTATTGACAATAATGTCTGGCTTGAGTTCTTCTAGCTTGTTAAATAACTGCTGGAAAACTTCTCTGTATTCATAATGGTACTTGTAGTTGCGGACGTGAATGTCCGATATGTGGGCGATTCTCATGTATTTCTTAAACAGCTTGCAAGATTTGCTTCATAAACAGCGTTTCAGCAGTAATATGTGATGCTTCTTTTATCCTCTTTCCTATTTCGTGTTGTGACATCTCAGCAATATCTTGGTAGCCTTCAGTATCTATTTTACGCACTTCTATACCAAATTGCAACAAATTTTTAATTATATTACTCTCTTTTTGGGCTGCATCGGCGTCAAGTGCTAGATAAACTGGGGTTTTATTCAAAACAATTTCTTTAAAAAGCGCGCTGTGTCGATGCAGAGTTGAACCAAGAACTGGGATAGCATTCTGGCCCAATCGAATAGCGTCAAACACACCCTCGGCAATAAACACAGGAGAACTAAAATCGATAAACAAATGATTAAAGATGATTTCATTTTTTGGAACCTTCGGGTTCTTGTATTTTAAATAGTGCTTGCGGTATGACCTTGCAGTAAAAAAGTTGACATCACCATCCATATCAAAACTGGGGATTATAACCCTCCCTTCATACTCTCCATAAGGACAATACCCAATTTTCCAATATAAAATGTCTTTTTGGGTGATGCCGCGGCTTTTTAAGTACGTCAGGGGAGCAAGCGCCCCACTGGAGAGGTTTTTGCTCGCAAGTGAGACGAATTCAGCCGGCAATTCAAGCTTAACGGCGGCCGGCCGCTCCTCAGAGAACAAATTTGACAGTTCTTCATCGCATTTAGAGATATCAACCGTCTTGTCGTGCTTAATCCATTCCTTAACGTCCGAAAGGCCGCCGAATTTCCTCACCAATTGGAAGATCTTCTTCCCAGCGGTGTCGCACACCCAGCACTTCCAAGCGTTTTTTTGCAGATTTAGGGACAATTTCCGCTTGTGGTGTTTACAAAACGGACAAAAGAAGAGATATTCATCCCCATTTTGCCGATAAGAGCCTAAAATCTTCTTTAAGATGGCTGTTTTTTGTTTTTCGACCATTCAATATACGCGGACTTTGCAATCACCAAGCTATCAGCCCTGTCATAAGAGCCGGGTTTTGGGTTGCCGTGCTTAGTATATTGTACCTCGAAACCAAGCACGTTGTCAAGCACATATTGAAGAACCACCGCTTTTGCCTTAGTTCCGCGTGGTACTTTAATGCCGGCTTGTTTACGAGCGGTCGTAGCTGAAACATATTCTGGTTCCAGCCCCATCACACTATAACATATCCAGCTTATGGCGCCATTAAACTTTGAAAGCGTTGTAAGCGTCTTTGCTGACGAAAAGCCGGCACGAAACATTTGTAACGACTGTTCAATCGCAATCTTTGTAATGGGATATCCCGCTTTTACATCAATTAATTTGTTTTTAATGTAAGCGGCCTTTTCAAAAAAACTTTTAAACTTGCGAGTATCCCATGCCTCGCAGAAAACAACATTGCCTTCGTCATCTATTACAGTCGCGCCGGTAATGCTGGTTGAAATATCTAATCCAAGTATCATAAATCTAATTTTAACTTAAAAGTGTAATCTTGTTCATTAGTTTTTCGCACCGGATTGGCTAATTTTGCAATTGCTATCAAATCACCGTCATCATCATAAACGCCTATTTTAGATATGTATGTTTGTGGCACATATGAAGCCGTATATTGGCAGAACGAACTTGAAATAGTGTTTTTTATATCAATGTTTTCTTCCTCTATGTAGCCAAAGGAGCCAGTCCCTAAAACATATATCTCATTATAGCTTCTATTAGCATATGTATCTTTTCTTTCAACATACGTCGGGTTGTTACTCCAATTTAAATCGTTTTTTGGTGCATGTGCTGTCATCAGCATGGTGGGAATAACGTGGGTGCCTTCAAATTCTAGTGTGTAAGAAGAACTTACCGGCGCAAAGCTGGATGAAAGGGCATCAACAGAAGAAGTCACAAACGATTTATAAGAACCAAAATGGGTCCACTTAGAAGTATCAACAAAAGATGGTGATAAAGTAACAGTGGTAGGGTCTACAGAACCCAATTGGGGGCTTAAATATCCATCACTGAGAGAATGTAAATCATAACTTGCTGTTAATAAGATCATTCCCTCCTTATACATCACAGTCCCAACAGTGCTCCCTGCGCGCGGGCCAACTGTCTCAATCAGTTGTCCATTCCTAGTCGTGTCGGAAGCCTCTGCCAACAAACTCCCCGTATAATAAAATTGAAGCTTAACGGTGCCCCGATTAATTCTTTCACCCCGATAAAGACGCGGGATTTCAATAACATTAATAAATGGTGGCCGCAATGCCGAGCCGGTTTGTATGGTGTTTGCTTGACTATTTGGGTTTAGCGGACTTACTAACTTTTCTTTTGGTGGCTTACCACCATTTTTCATTAAATAAGTATTAAAATCAAAGTAAGGGCTTTGTGGAGCATACGAATTATAATTGTTATAAAGCGAAGTAACCTTATTTACAGTTTTTTGAAACGCAACTCCCGTTCTAACAGATGTAACGCCTTCCACTTCGGGGCCATTTGATGCAGATATAATTATATTTCTTTCTACAGAGGAGGTAAGGGGATAAGAGCCAGTTAAAGCGATCCCATCATATTTAGGATAGTCTTTTTGTGTGGCCACCCTTGATTTATAAGGATATATTTTAGCCAGCGGGCCAACATTCTCCCCACTAACTACAAATGGTTTGCTTCCGCTCACGTTTTCAAAATAAGAAATTGTACCATTGGGCAGCGAGGCGCCCTGTGCCATATTCTTATTTATATAAATGTTATTAAAATAAAAGTCTATTACGAACTTCGGATGGGTCCGTATATAATTTGTAAAGATATCTGAACTTTTAAAAACATATTTTGGCATTAATAATCAAGTCTTAACCTAACCGTAAAGTCGTTCGACGGGCGCTTTTCAACAGGTTCCGATATCTTACCAACAGCCAGCAATGTACCCTTTGAATCATATAAGCCAACTGATGTAATATATACCTTCAAATCCTCATTGTAGGAGGGCGTGTTGTTTGGGCTTAAGCGTGTGCGGATAGAACCCGTTGCATCAACATAAGTCGGATTCGAACTATAGTTAAATTCGTGTGGGGCACCATAGCAATTATATATTGTACTATTAATTTCAACATTATTATTAAATGTTAAATTTTTCCACCTATTTCTAAAACCGGCGCCGAGTTCATTAATAGACGCAGTTGTGCTGGCGGGGCCATAAGTTAAATATTCGTGCAAAGAAGACGACACAAGCTGATCATTGTTATCCAAACAGCCAGTGATAACACTAGAGCTTAATTCTAAAACAGCAACACCATATTGCTTATATAATAAACCAACTGCCTTGGTATCATTCAGAGATTCGCCGGCAGATGCTGAATACAGCACGCGGTATTCACCAGCTACACTATTTTGAGTTACAGAGCCGGAATCTGAAATTCGAACTGGCGTTCCGCCGGCGGCGCCATGTGCTGCACCCCACAAACTACCGGTACTAAATAATAATTCAAAAGACCCCTCCTGAATACCGTCTTTTGTCAAAAGGCGGGAAAAATTAACAAAATAAGCAGTATTCATTTTGTTAGTGACGGTTGTCGTACCAAAATTGCCAAGCCTATCAAACGGCCGCACAGACCCTGTTTCGTCAACACCCACTAAAATAGCAGCCATTTCAGCATAAATATTTTTCTTTGCGTCTGCTTGGTTGGTAGCGCTTGTTCCGGAACCAGTAATAACAAGAGGCGCGATGGTGCTGTCGCCATAAACACCAAAGGTAATATCACAAAGGTGATTTGAGCTAGCACTACTAAATGGGTAATCATAAGTTGATTCAAACATGCCATGAGAATATCGCCTAATATTTGAATTAGCCAACGTGGGATCGGCATAAGTGCCAGAAACCACACTGCCCGTAATGGGAATATACTCGTGAGTTATTGATCTCGCTGAAAATACGTCTTTAGCGTTTAAAATTTTCTTAATGGTTGCCATTTATTTCTCCGTTATGTCTCTTTAATCAATCTGATGTAAATAGTGTTGGTTATGCCCGTATCCATTCCCGTTATTTTAACAGCAGTGTCAATCGCGAGAGCATCGGTGGTGTCTGGAAAGAAATTGGTCAAAGTCTGTACGGGGTATAAACTAGAAACCCACGGACTCGCTTTTCTAAGCAACAAAGAGGGGACCATTCTTAATTTTAATCGAGGGCCCGTAAATGCGCCCAAAATGGGCGATAGTGTGTTGATAGATAATTTGGTATCAAAAAATGCAGCATTAAGCTTTTCCGTCAACAGGTAGCTCCTAATGTCATCATCGTCTACACCTTGCGATGGGGCAGTGAGCGCAGTGGAGAGTTGGCCGGCTACCTGCTTGCCAGTTCCGGGTATCAATAGAGTTAAAAATTTATCATCCATTTGGATCATATAAGCGCTGTTTTTTAATTCTGCGTTTATTTTATCTGTTCTTTGAATTCCTTTAATCTCGTCTGTCCTGAAACCCGTATCAAACGTTGCGCCATATTTTGATAAAGCACCATTTGCCATTTGACCATCCAACTGAGCGTCTTGAAAGCCGGCGGGGATCCCGCCGGCGATGGCGGCGTACTTGTTAACAGCCGCTTGAGTGGTAAGCAAAACTAAAAATCCGGAGCTATCACCAGTTGCTATGTCTGTAGCACCGTACTCTCCTGTTACCATTGCCAATGAAGGCAAATATAAATATCCCGGTTGATTGTTCGCATATGTTATTAGGCGATGTTGTTGCGCAGCAAAATTATCAGTCATGGCCTCAAAGACGGGCGACTGAAATATTGGAGTGGAGGGAGTCTTTGCTGTATTTGCATATAATATATAATTAATATCGTCATCGCCAAAAGAATAGTGGGTGGGATTGAACGCCCCCTCCGCTAAAAGCTTTCTTCCTTCGTCAGTTAAAATTGCATCTACAACTAAATTTCCTTCATTGTCTAGAAATGAACTCATTTTTTATCCTCTCTTCCATTAACACAAATAAATAGTCTTTTTAAACATAAAAACATCAAATATCCTCAAACGTCACGGGAGCACCTTCAGTTCATGCTCATCCCCGACAAGAACATCCATGTCCAAGCACTGGCTAACACAAGGCGAGCAGGCGTCGAAGTCAGTTTTGGGACATTTGCCAGATTTCTGGCACACTTCAAAACACTTGCCGCCCGAACACTTATCAATTTCCATGGCTTCTTCCCACCATGATAATTTTTTGGCCATGGTGACGGTCGTGCACTTTTTCTTCTTTTCATAATAGCCCTCTTTTTTGAGTTTTTTAGCGGCCTCCGTCAACTGTTCGGCAATCACGCCGCCCGGCATCGTAGAAATATTGTCTTGAAAAACAATTTCAGCTGTGGGTGGCACCTTATCTAAACTTACAACTTTTGTTTCTCTGGTAAATAGAACATTTATGTCCATTTTTCGTCGCGATTTAAGAGATTTTATACGAAATTTAAAACCGGGGATAATATTATTGCCACTAGGAGTGGTGGGTACCCCAAAAACGTCTTTTGGAAGCGCAAAAACATTTTGTTCAATTTTGTGCTTTTCTTCTAAATACCCCACATATTCATTATCCCCGCTTGGGTTAGGGGCGGCTTGTAAGAAAGAGGGCTTAATTCTTATTAATCGCTTAAATCTTTTAGTCTTTTTTCTCGCCTTTATTTCTTTTTCTTTGGCCTTTTCTATAGAAAAAGCTTCCACTAAACCATAAATCATGCCAGATTCATCAGTAATTTCAACCTTGACAACAAAGCTGTTTTTTGATTCTAAATTACTCTTATCCACCCCTACAGCATAATAATAATATGTTGTATTAGGCTCTATTTTATCACCCACCCAAGCAAAGCTGGGAGAGACGAATTCCCACTTTTTCTTTTCGTCGTTATAGGTGTTTTCACCAATTTCAATAATTTTGTGTGGCGTTGAAGGAAAATCTTCATATGAGGTGGGGGGTGTTGTAGTTCTATAAATTTTAAACATGGCGACCTTTTTTCCTTCCGAATTAAAGGTAATGGTTCCATCCTTTTTGTTTATAATTTCTTTGCCCTCATACTTAATTATTTCTTGAGAGGACGCCACCTTCCTTTCTTCTCCAGCAATCGATTCTAACTTAAGCGTTACTTTGTTGTTGATTTCTCTATAGGTATATATTGTTATAGTTGGTGCAGTAAGTGGAGTTACTATAGTTTCTTTTATATCTGGCCCTTTTTCTTTAGTTATGTCTCCTATATCCTGTTGTACAGAGCCCACCGGCATCAAAAATACTTCTGTTTCTTTTTTCCCCACAACACTAAAGGGTAATTTAAAAGCTGTTTTTGGAATTATAAACTGGCGGGCGCCCGAAGGCTGGCCGGCTTGGGACGGTTTGCCCGTGCCATATCCCTCAACCTTAAGAGGGCCGGTATCCATTTGTACTTTTCGATATATTGGAAGCTTTTCATCAAAACTATCACTACCCTTTGTAAAATAGCTCCCCACGGTGGTATCAACAAAAGGTGTCGAGCCAAACATCAAAGAATAGCTTAATTTTGTGCCAGCTACAGCCACTATCTGCTCCACCTCATATGAATATTTTACGCCGGGAATAATTTGAGTATCAACATATGTCAAAGGAACTTTAAGTGGGCCTGAGTGTGCATTCACAATATAAATTGAGGATACATGATGCAGCGAAACCCCATGGGAGCGAGATTTTGTAATTCTGTACCCTATAGTCTCATTACGAGCTAATTTGCCATCCACTATATCTTCGAAAGTTCTATGCCCACCTAAAACGTAATCATATAAAAGCTTGTTTTGATATGCCGGCATCGCGTTGTCTGGTAGCCAGTCGAACGCCGCAGAACTATACTGCCAATCGCCGCTCAGGCCTTCTGGCCATTTATCCTTTTCCTTACCTTCTGATAAAACTTCGATCTTTCCATGAGTAATTGAGTTGGCGCCTGCTGAATTATAAATAACCGAAGCGCCCCCTTTGTTTGTCAAATTTTGCCCATAATATGTTTTAGATGAGGGAGATATTAATTTGTCCATCAAAAGCCTTCTAAACATTAATCTTTTTCTAGTAACGGCTTGATTTACGGCCGTTGAAGATAAGTAATTAACTTTATTATATTCAAGATCGGTTGAAAAATCGGCAGTAAAGGTGACAGTTATGTGCGCCATTCCGGGTGCACTCTTCGGCGCTTTAAGCAAATCAGCAACCTCCAAAACAACGGTGCTGGTGGTGGTGGACGGCGCAACCTTAAAGTCGTAAAGAATGCTTTTTGTAGGCTTTGGGTAATCTTTTGCTGGGTTAAGTTGCGACGTATAAAAGCTTATAATTCGATGCTCTCCTTTGTCGCCTAATTTCTTGGCCTCTTCATATTCATCTAAATACTCTCCAAACTTTGCTATATTTTTAAGCTCCACCGAAACTGCGTTGTCTGTTTTAATAAGGCTATTAAAATCGTTTTCAAAGCCAACTGGGACTACGGCTTGGACTTGGTTTGAGGCTTTCCCCACAAAAAATTTTTCGCGGGCCGCTTCACACATTGTCGCCAACTGCTGAAGATAAACGTTCTTAAGCCCATCATATCCAGCCATCTTAGTATTAATGGGAGGCACGGCGGGTTTACCGGGAAGTTGTTCTGCTTTTATAGAAACTGGCGGGGCGCTTGTCCCGTTATAGTCATCGCTAGTGATTTGATCAATATAAGCGGCTTTCTTCGAAGAGATATAAAACCAATATATGTAGCTGTTACCAGTAAATTGAGTCTTCAATATTCTATCAACCCAACTCGTATAAGTCTTTGTTTTATCGGGCTCCATTCCCAAAATATCGGCGGCCATGGAAAATCTGAACGTGGGAGAGTTAATATCTTTGATGGTACCTGCAGGATTTTTAGTCATTATGCCATTGCGGTACCTGTTTTTATATTTTTTTGTTGGCCAATTCGGCTGCTTAAAAATCTCTTCCGGAAATTCCTCAAATTTCCATTTCGAAATGGCTTTGCCCGTTTTTTTCGGAAATTGTTTAGTGGCCAACAAAGGCATATAACCACCATTAAATAATTTATTTATAGTATCTAAAGAGCCTTTTGCAAACTCTGGTGGGGCCATTGAGCCGTTACTATATGTCCACCCATTAGTAGAAATAATTGCCTTCTCATTTTCCCAATATTTAAAGTGTTTGTGACCTGCATCAAAATAATACTCTGGATCGCCAAAAGCAATTTCTAAAGGTGCGAGGTCTGCACCGGCGCCGAAACCTTCATTAATTTTATAAACTGCGCCGGTGCCATATCGTAAAATAGCAGTTGGTTTAGCAACAGCTACAAATTGTTTATCTTTTAGATTGGCAAAAGTGCCAGCGGTGAATAAAAAACCGTTCTTGGAAAAAACTTTTTTTGTAGAATGAATTGTTGTCATGTTTTATACTTCTAGTAAAAAATATTGATTGTAATAGACATCCTCAATATCCAATTTCGCCAAATATGTTCCCGGGGCCATAGATGCATTTTCAGCCCCCTCTTCATATGTATCTGATAGATTAATGAATTTTGGTGCGCTTACCACGATATCATTTTTATTTCCATAATCACAATCTACATTAAATCGTTCATAATTAACAGCCACTTGCAAAGATATGTTTTCCGCTTTTTGCGCATATTTTATATTTTGAACAGGCGGTTGAGGGGAAAGCGGCATGCCAAGCTCTCTATCACATGCCCCTAACTCGTAATTGGGCGCATATTTTTGCAAGTTGCTGAGATCATAATATAAATATTGTTTTTCGAAGGCCTTATGAGTCGCCAAAAAACTTTCTGGGATCTCATTCATGATCGTACATTGAATATTTTCTTCTTTGTACACATCTGAAAAACTACTATCGGCGATTTCCGCTAAAGACAAGGTTGGGAGTGGGTTGTCATGTGTAAATGTGTTTTCATATGTATGTGTTTTTTCAGGCTTTTTTTCAACCGTTTTTTGAAATTCGTGTTTTAAAGAGACAACATTGGTAACCGGGGGCATCGCCCAGTTGGTGACGGTGCTTTTTTTGATATCAGCGCTTAGCATGGTGGTTCGAATATCATATATCATATCCCTAAAAAAGTCTATTATAATAACAGCGCTTTCTGCGCTCAAAACAAAATTATATTCTCCAACCTTATCCAGATATTCTACGCCAGTTGGCCATATATTGTCATAAAATATTCTCATTTCGTCTATCAAACAAGTCAAGGTCCCTAGTTCCATCGATTTGTTTGTTTCTTTCACAAAGACATCCTCTAAAATTCCAATCATAGAAGTCATATGCCTAATTTTTCTTTTTGCTATATCTAAAGAAAAATCTCTAATCATCATATTAAAATCATAATTATATTTTTCATACCTTTCCAAAGAAGTTGTACCAAAATAGTGTACCACCCCATTATCAGAATAACTTAAAAGCTTAGAGACAAGAGGGATTTTTTTACTTTCATCATAATATGATGTTGAAATGCCGATTGATTTCATCTGGTTGTTATTTATGGAAATTCTTTTTTGTAACAAATAAGGTTCCGCTGTGAATTTATCTAATAAGCTCATACTAAAAGCACCCGGAAAAGTTATAATATCTTTTATATAATTTCCTATATTGAAACAGAAAAACAGATGCGCAGATTCGGGTGTATAAGAACAATATAATTTTGAAAAGTTTGAGTTTTCATAAGAACACTTCTTGATGGGCGTTGAAAAAGGGACTTCCCGGGTCGTGACCAGATCAATCGTGGGATGATTGTATGTAAATGGCACATAAAGGGCCAAATAAAAAGTAAAGACATTTTCATCAGAAACTAAAGATATTAAAAGACCAATTTCTTCGTCTCCATAGTTAATATCATCAAAAAACAAGTCCGTGCTGCCCTCGTCAATTTGTTTAGTAAATACCTGAGTGGTGGGTACCTCTAAACCATTCTTCGCTAACTCTACGGCGCCATAAAGATCAGTGGCAACAAAAGATTCCTCAAAGCTTTTAATGTTAGAAAAATATTTCTTTTTTTCATCTTTGGTAGTTAATAATTCACATGCTATCAAAGGGTTCGCCGAGTTGGCAAAACTTTCATTAAATTTTATTTTTGCCTTTATACTATTGGGTGCCTTTGTTATCATAATGTCTTCTACGTCATATGCCTCATAGACATCGCCACTTTGATATAAAAGAGGATTTTTAAAAGTGGGGGGCACAACTGAATATTCGCTAGACAACATAGAGAGTATAGAAGCAGCATTCGAATTAGAATTTATAATTTTATGGCCATGGCGACTCAAGTAGCCTAAATAATTCTGTTGGATAAAATTAACAATTTCAGTATCTAATTCCTCTTCTGCTTCATTGCTTATAAAATCGTTTCCTATGCTAGTAAAAGAGTAATTGTCATTAATATAAACATAATAGGGAACTAAAACATTCTTATATACTATATCTCCCTCCCGCAAAGGCGCCGTTGTAATAAGATATTCCTTTTCGGCTTTTACGGAGCGCATTATTTGCGGTATGCCACTATTAATAATTTTTTGATCAATTCCAAGAAATGAAAGCACAGATGACGGCTCAATAAAAAAAGTATCCTCTGCAGAGGCCGCGCTTATTGAAGTTAAAACTTCATGCCAAATTGGCTCTTGCGGGGATGGATAATTTGTTATACTGTCTATATCACATTCGTTGCTTGTATAGCCGGCCAAATAGGAGCCATTTGTATGAAGGTGATAATAGCCTTTGAATTCGGTGCCATCAGCGAGAAGAAAATCACCACCATCTGTATAGAGCCCCTCCTCTGCAGCATGGTTATGTGTATTGTCGGGTGAGATGTGCCCTTTAGTGTTTATAATAAAAAAATCACTCATCTGTTTAATTAGCATTCCCCCTCAATTTCTTTAATGAGTTCTTTTTGTTTATTCAAAGCTTCCACATAATCAATTTCCAAGGATTCGGCTTTGTCAAAAGCCACATCAAAATAATATTCAACGTATTCGTCAGTATACTCACTGCCTTCAAAGTATAAAGGCCTTAAATTTGTAATCGAATTATTAGGATCGTGCTCATATTGGTATACTTCCACTTCAAAATTTTCACTTTTATCCAATTCATTGACTTCAAAAATTGATGTTAAGAGGTCGTCAGAGGATCGATCATACATTATGTACCACTTGTTTTCATCATATGCTATATAAACTTGGTATTTGCAAAACGCGTTAAGTTGCGGTATTTTTTCTCCAAAATAATTTTGTAAGAGAGGAATATTTTTTTCTAATGGTACGTGTTTTACGGAGCCGGTTATTGAACCTTTAAGAAAATTAATAAACCAAGCCGGCTTCTGTTGTGAAAAAGGATTTGATTCCCCCATTTCATAAAAATATGGTTCTCTTTCAATTAGAAAGCTTTTTCCTTTTAAAACAAACTCCGGCGTGTCGATGTTGACGACCTTACCATTGATCAACATCGCCATGGCCTGGCCATCGCCAGTCTCTTGAGAAGCCTCTTGTCCTGATATGGGTGCTTGCCAAGATGATTGATTTTTAGATATAAGCGCTTCTCTTATGCGGCCAGCAATTTGATTTTGAGCTTCCACACTGCCTGTGGAAATATAAGCGCCATCATAAATAATTTCGTTATCATAAAATTCATAATAATGGGGCTTAAACCTGTTCTTAGACAGCTTTTCTCTTCCCTTGGTCGTCAAAATTAAATCAATGACCTCTTCTTTTTTGTTTAAAAAAGTCACTCACTCTCCTCCTTTTCATAATCTTTATCACGGTTCGTGCACGAAAGAGTTGCTTTTATTTTTGCATATTCTACAAGAGTAAACTCATCATATGGCCAATTGTGGCTAATCCCATCATCAATTTCTCTGTATGTTTCTTTTCCTAAACGCCGATTTATAAAGTTATCATAATTATGCTCAGCGCGCTTTTTAATTTTAAAAGTTAGGGCGCGGAGATCTTTTGGAACCTTTTTGCCAAAAACTTCTTGCATGTCAAAAGTTATAGTTTGTTGAAGCCTTTCTGCTTCCAGATCAGGCAAGTTCCCCTGCCATGCAGCAATACGCTGATCAATGGTCCACTTTTGTTGCATATCAAAAGAAAATGCAATAAAGGGATTAATAGCTTCACCCAGCCATTCTATTTTACCACCTCGTAAATTGACAAGATCTTTATTCATGCGAATTGTTCTTAAAAAGTCAAGTTCTATTGGCCACACATATTTTTCCATGCTCATAATCAAATCGTCTATATAATTATCTTTCTCTCTTATTTTATTTATATCCTGTGTGGCTGATATACTTTCTAGCTCTTTTTCTTCAAAATATTCATATTTTAGCCTTCCCTTCAATTGCAAATATAGTAGTCTTCCAAAGAATCTGTCCTCTGGAATGTCAAAGAATTTAGTTTTTTCACAATCATCTTTTTGTATGGGAATAAACGCAACCCCCTCTTCTAGGTGTTGTATATCATCAACATCGCCCACCAATTTGCTATTTTCTAAACCAAGAACAGAGGCCAAAGAACCAACAGTACTAACATTTGCAGGCCGCATTCTAACAAGGGACTCATCAATCGTGCCATCATTGAATTCTGGCCCATAAATAGAAAAATAGATGCCCTTGTTGGTTCCACGCACACTATTTGAAACGTATGGAGAAGAGCCAAGAAGTGCGTGATTGTAAGCTGTAGCTGGAGCGGCTGGAGCGGTGGTGGTGGAACCAGTCGTGTTTAGAATTGCTGAAAGGTTTTCTCCCTTAAGGCTAAAAATAGGCTCCCCTTGAGGCCCAGTCGTGATAATAAGGCTATCTCTTAAATCGGAGCCCGGGCTTGAAAGAATTCCAAACTCTTTTGCGATGCTAGTCTTCCAAGAAAGAACGGTGGTGTTTGAGCCCCACAGAGCTTCCTGAAGAGTAAATGAGCCAGAAGAGGCGCCAACAACTGGTGGAGTAAACTCAAAACGTATAACCGAACTATCTGCTTGATATGTTCTAGACGGTGCAATAAAATTTGTGGCGCCGGCGTCATATGTGTATGTTGTGGCGCCATCGAAAAAATCAGAGGTTAAAGAGCCAAAACCATCACATGGCGCCAAGTTCTGGTAATATGGCCATGGCCCTTGTAGGTCGCCAATAGTTGTATTGTTCATTCCGTCAGTTCTTTCTAATACAACATGCATCACCAGCGGCTTACTAAGAGCGCTGTCTTCTAAAGAATAAACAAATTCGCCCTGCTGATTGAAATTTTTAGCCTTCTTACCAACAATATGTGAGCCTTTAACGCCAAACAATTTTTGAGTTTCGATTAAAAACTGTTGGCTCGTTCTAGATGTTTCTTCTCTATACACAGAAGAGCCAAACTCTCTATTGCCAAAAGAAGCTGTGCTCAAAAGCGTTGCGCTGGAATCTAAAATGTGAGATGGCAAATATACATCATTATATACACACTCTTGTGGAATAAGATCCATATTTCTTGCTCCAAGCAAGCCGGCCGAAGAATTTAAGAGAGCGTCTGGATAGTTTGCTGCCACGCTTCCTGTCATTGTAAACCCATAATATGGATAAAAGACCCCCTTTTGTAGATATTTGGCGAATATAGTGCTAAGAGGAGTTTGCGCTGTCGTCTGTGTAAAGGAAGCTCCGGAGCCAGAACAATCAACAACCACATCCTCGTATATTAATTTCAAAACCTTGTTATATAGCCATCGTTGCCAATAAAAATTCTCATAAGGGCGGAATCTAACTATTGCATCACACTCTAATGTCATTTTTACATTGTCAAATTCGTCCACTTTGTCAAGAGGCATATCTACTTCAAAAATTTTGTCAGTATATCCATAACGGGCTAAAAGCTTGTCAATCTTATTGTCACCCAGCGAAGAAGTATTTCTTCCATAGACAGTAAGATTCGTTGAAGTCGATGGATCCGAAAATAATTGTGAAGCAAACTCAGAAAGCCTGAATTCTGACATTAAACCGCGGTACCGCGCTAGTTTCTTATCTAAGAAATACTCATTATCGTTTTTATAGGGCGTTCTCCCTTCATCAAAAATCGTTGAGAGGGGAAGTGTGGTAGCGCTCATATCATGCCCATAAGACGACTGCACATATTCAAGAACAAAGGGAGATGCAAGGCTTCCAGCGGCCGTATAAGCCGCATCAGTGTTATATGTTACGGCCTCTCCACTCCTCAATGTTATCGCGGAGCCGTTCAACGACTGCGTTAATACCTCAATGGGCCAAGAAGAGAGGCCGGCTGCGGCCTGATTGACGTTGGGATAATCCAATACGAAACCCAACGAGTTCGTAAGTGCTGAATGGGCTCTAGTCTCCTTATCGGAAGAAAAGTTAACAAGACTATCTATCTGATCTAAATTTCTAGCCACTTCGGTTGTTTGCCACTGCGCTCTTGGGTAAATGGTTTCTGCATAATCATAATAAAGTATTTTAGAATCTTCAAATTTCGGATCTGTTTTGTATAAAAGTGCAGTACATATACTGTCTGAAAAATCATACTTTGGCAACGCTGGAATGCTGTCTCTTAAGTTTATAAACTGAAGGCTGTCCTCATCAAATATTTCCATATAGTGGATATTAAAAGTATATTTGGCGTTTAAAATCTCGTCATCGTCCTCCGACATCTTAAAGAAAATGTTGTTGGTCGTATTTTTTAAAGAAGCATGAGAATATGGAAAACGATAATAATCCTGCTTCGCTATTTGGAAAGAAGTTTCCATCGACGGTGGCTCGCGAGGATTTTTTCTAACCATTAATGCCGGCGTATATTCATTTCTTATTTGCTTCCATGTAGGCCACCCAAATGGGCCGTTTCTGTTTAGCAATAAAGCGTTCAAACGAGTGCTTGCTGGGCTTTCGGTGGTTGTAATGTGCTGATTCAAGAAATTGTTAGCACTTCCGTCCAAAAGTAGCGTTTCTTTGTTGTAGGGCTCATATATGTGGTTTTTCAAAAATGTAAAATCGGTAGTGACTGTGCCAAAAGCCGTTGTAGAGATGGTATTTTCGCTTTTTTCCAAAAACTCAATTTTATCGTCGTCCTCAACAGTAAACAACGGCGTGTAATCAACAAATTCTGTAAATGGAACCGACTCCGCGTTTTCTTCGCTAATAAAGAGGGCCCCGTTATATCCTTTAAACATCACCTTAGAGCCATCTTTAATCCAGCTATACTTAAAACTGTTTTGGAAGCCTCTTCTGATAAACCCGTTATCATATCCAATGCGTATAGTGCCCGTGTGAACATTGTCTAGCTTATAATGTGGATTTGGATTGGCATTGTGAGTAGTTACAGACCCAATTCCGGTCTTTTTAGCAGCGGCACCGGCGACAATTTGAGTTGGCT